GCTGGCGGCCTGACCCCGGCGGGGTCGAGCAGCTCGAGCGCTGGGGCGCCTGGGGCCGCGCTGGCGGGGTCGAGCGCCTCGACCCGCTCCGCAATCGCCCCAGCATCACCCGGGGGCGCCAGCGCGGCCGGGGCGCCGGTCGAGATACTGACGGGGATCACACTATCCGCCGGGGCGCCGGGGGAGGGGTTCGCCGGCGGCCTGATCTCGACCGGGTCGAGCAGCTCGAGCGCTGGGGCGCCGGGCGCCGCTGCAGCTGGCGGGGCGCCGGTCGAGATCTTCACCGGGATCTCTCTCTCTGCCGGGGCGCCGGGCGAAGCGCTCGCGGGGGGCGCTGGGGCGCCTGGGGCTGCGCTGGCGGGCGCTGGGGCGCCTGGGGCTGCGCTGGCGGGCGCTGGGGCATCAACGGGGACCGCAATAGCCCCCGCATCGCCTGGGGGCGCCAGCGCGGCCGGGGCGGCCGCCGGGTGGTCGAGCAACTCGAGCGCTGGGGCGCCTGGGGCTGCATCTGCCGGGGCGCTGCCGGTCGAGGTGGTCGCCGGCGGGATCGTTCTGTCTGCAGGTCCCCCAGGGGAGGCGCTCGCCGGCGGGCTGCCGGTCGACTACCCCCCAGGGGTCGACATTGTGATCTGGACGCTGGCACCCCGATCCGCCGTGCTGACCCTCGACCCGCGATCCGCCGTGCTGAGTTTGGCGCCGCGATCAAATGAGCTCACGCTACCGGAGGAACCATGAGCGCTGTGAGGCATGAGTTTTTGCAGTCCCCGACAAGCGTCCGGGCCGGGGAGCTGATCACCTTTGGTTTTGACACAACGCCATGGGGCGCGGGGGCGTCGGCGCCAACCGTGAGCGCGATCAACCTGCGCACGGGCGAAGATCTGACCGCTACAATATTCCCGGCCGGGGACCCGTCGATCAATGGCGCTGGCTTCTACACGCTCCCCCAGGCTGCCGGGTGGGTCGCAGGGGTCACCGTGCGAATTACGGCACAATTCTATATCGGCACGGATCGGTACCGGCCGTATTGTGATGTAAGCGTGGTCCCTTGATCTATTGTTTCTAGCAATGGAATCGCAATGCCATTCTCACCCGGTAAATCAGGCAACCCCGCCGGCCGCCCGCGCAAACGCGAGAAGCATGCGGGGGCGATCAGCAAGGCGGAAAAGCAGATCGCCGATCGTCTTCCTGAGCTTATAAATAATCTGCTCGAGCTGGCCGGCGGGGTATTGGTCGAGGAAGTAGACGAGTCGGGCAAACCCCGAGTCTACCGCCGGCCGCCCGACCGCGCGGCTGATGATCATCTCATCAACCGCGTCCTTGGCAAACCGACCGAGCGAGTCGAGGGGGAGCATAGCGGCGATGTAACGATCCGAGTGGTATATGAGTAACTACACGGTGCGCCTGCGCCGGCCGCATGAGCAGCAAGCCGCATTTATCCGGTCGAGCGCCAAGCGTAAAGCCGTGCGGGCCGGGCGGCGCGGTGGCAAAACGATCGGCGTGGCGACTCTCGCGGTCGAGCAGCTCATGGCCGGGCGGCGCATCCTTTATGCGACCCCGACCCAGGAGCAGATCGATCGCTTCTGGTTTGAAACGAAGCGGGCGCTGCAGGAACCGATCGACGCGGGGATCCTGTATAAAAACGAGACTCGGCATGTGATCGAGGTCCCGGGGACCGAGGCGCGGATCCGCGCAAAAACGGCATGGAACGCTGACACGCTGCGCGGGGACTTCGCCGATCTGCTGATTTTGGATGAGTGGCAGCTCATGAACGAAGATGCATGGGAGGTGGTCGGGGCGCCCATGCTGCTCGACACAAACGGGGATGCGGTATTTGTATATACTCCGCCGTCGTTTCGGACTGCCGGCAGCAGCAAGGCGCGCGACCCCCGGCATGCGTCGAAAATGTTCGCAAAGGCGCGCGCCGATGAGTCGGGCCGGTGGGAGGCGTTTCACTTCTCGAGCCTTGATAATCCATTTCTCTCGCGTGAGGCGCTCGATGAGATCGCGCTAGACATGACAGAGCTGGCATACCGTCAGGAGATTCTCGCGCTCGACATTGACGAGGTACCCGGCGCGCTGTGGACCCGCGCAGATATCGCCGGCATGCGTGTGGTCAGGGCGCCCGACCTGATCCGGGTGGTGACCGGGATCGACCCCAGCGCGACGGCGGCCGGGGATGAGGCGGGGGTCATCACCGGGGGGATCGGCTATTGCGAGTGTACCGGGGCGCGTGAGCTGCATGGGTTTGTGGTCGCCGATGATAGCCTGCAGGGGTCCCCCGAGCAATGGGCGCGCGCGGGGGTCACCGCTCACTATCGGCACAAGGGCGACTCATTGGTTGCCGAGTCCAACCAAGGGGGGGAGATGGTCAGGACGGTTATTAACACGATCCCCGACGCGCCCCCGGTCAAACTGATTCACGCAAGCCGGGGCAAATACACCCGCGCGGAGCCGGTCAGTATGCTACCGATTCATTTTGTGGGGGAGTTCCCCCGGCTGGAAACAGAGCTCTGTACATGGGTCCCGGGGATGGCGAGCCCGAATCGGCTCGACTCGTTCGTTTGGACCTTTACTGAGCTGATGATCAGCGGGGCGCAATTTACCCAGGCCAGCGATTATTATAGGCGCCGGCGCGAGCGGCTCGAGCAGGCAGCTAAGGAGAATCAGCATGCCGCCTAATACAACCCCGATCGACCTGTCGGCGATGGCCTATGCGGTCAACCGTATTGCGCAGCGTGTGACGGGCGGCCGCTCGATCATTTTTGGACCCTCGACCCCGATCGCGCCGGTTAACCCCGACCCCCGGCCGCGACAATGGCAGTACCCGGTAGCGATCAACCTCGCAAACCTCCCCCGGCGGGATATGCCCGATCTAACGCCATTCGACCGGCTGCGCTATCTGGCAAAAAAGCACCCGCTCGCGGCGCTGTGCATCCGCGTGCGTTCTGAGCAGATCAGCGCGCTGCAATGGCGAGTCGTGGCGCGCGACAAAAAAGCGGCCGGCTCGACCCAGGCCGCATGCGATGCGGTCATGGCGTGGTGGCGCAAGCCGGATGGGGTTACCCCCCTACCGGCATGGCTGAAGGCGCTGACTCGGGACATCCTCGAGATCGACGCGCCGACTCTCTACCTGCGCCCCCAGCGCGGCGGGGGGCTGCATGCCGCTGAGTTGATCGACGGGGCGACGATCAAGCCGATCCTTGACGATTGGGGGCGCGTGGCGGGATATCAGCAAGTTCTTTATGGGCTGCCGCTATCGCAGTATCGCGGGGGCGCGCCGGTCGACCCGGGCGACTTCGAGGTCATTAATGAGATAGCGACCCGCGATCTGTGGTACCAGCCCTATACCCCCTCGATCGCGAGCCCCTACGGGCGGCCGCCCATGGAAGATTTGATCGAGCTGGCATGGACGGGGATCAATAAAATCAATTTCGACCTGGGGCGATTCACCGATGGGAACATCCCCGGCGCGCTGGCATTTTGGGATGGCAAAGACATCGCGCCAAATGTCGAGCAGGTCGGGGCGTTTGAGGATGATTTTAATGCGACTCTGCTGGGGGACGCGCAGCGGGGGCATAAGCTGAAACTGATCCCGTTTCCGATGCGGATCGAGCGCCTGCAGGAGCTCTCAACCGGCGGGCAATACGAGTCGTCGTTTGAGGAACGCATGGTTAAACTATTCTGCGCAACCTACGGGCTAACCCCGGCAGAGCTGGGGTTCACTGAGGACGTGAATAAATCGAGCGGCGACTCGCAACAGAACGTGCAATATAGGATCGGGATCAAGCCGTTTGCGTTCTGGCTGAAACACATGATCTTTGACCCGATCATCGCGGATCGCATGGGGCATCCTGAGCTCGAGATGGTCCCCGACTATGGCGAGTCTGAGGATCAGGTGATGATCGCCGGCGTGCATGTGGCCGATATTCAGGCCGGAGTCCTGACCCCCCAGGAGTCCCGCGCGATGCGATATCCTGATCTCGAGGGGCCGGCGCCCGGGCCGCCCGCGCAGCCGGGGGCGCCCCCAGCGCCTGCAGCGCCGGCGATGCTCACTACACAGAAGATCGCCGGGCTGCTCGACCTGCGGAAAGAAGACGATCGGCCGCCGGATGAGCCCGAACGACTCGCGGCAGCGGCGGCCGCCGCTGCGCTGGTGGGGGCGTTTCTGCTCGAGCAGCTCGACCGGCTGCGCAAAGAGATTCGGGGGGACCCGACTCGCCCGCTCGAGTCATTTTGGCAGGCAGAGATCCCCGCGACGGTGCGCGCTATCCTCCCCCTATGGGATGCTACGGCGGCCGCTGCAGCGACCCAGGGCGCCGCGCAGCTGGTGGTAGGGGTAGAATGGGGACTCGTCAATAGCGCGGCGCTCGACCTCGCACAGCGTGAAGCGCAGCGCCTGGCGGGGGAGCTCACCGCAACGAGGCAGGCGCAAGCGGCGAAGATAATCGCGCAATGGATCGGGACCGGGGGCCCCCTCGAGGAACTGACCGACCGACTCGCGCTGATCTACCCGGCCGCCCGCGCAGAGATGATCGGGGTTACTGAGATTACCCGGATCTATGCGGCCGGGAATCGCGCAGCGTGGCAGGCGTCCGGGGTGGTCGAGGGGTACCGGTGGCAGACTGCGCGCGACGATCGGGTATGCCCGGTGTGCGGGCCGCTGCAGGGCTCGACCTATGGGATCGATGATACGGAGTCGCTCCCCCCGGCGCATCCGCGCTGCCGCTGTTGGGTCACCCCGGTTATAAAGGATTAGCCATGCCAAATGAGATCATCGTGATCAACCTCGACCGCGTGATCCAACGGCTGCGCGACTACCCCGACATAGCGGGGCCGGCCTACGCGCGCGCGACACAGAAAGCGCTGTTACTGCTCGCGGGGGAGCTGGCAACCTACCCCCCAGCGCCGGCAGACAGTAGTTATGATCGGACCGGCCTATTAGGGCGGGAATGGACGATCGCAACCCCGAAAGTGCAATCGCTGGGGGCTGACTTT